CAACAAAGAAGATTCTCGACACTATAAAGAATATCGGAGCGGAGTTACAATCTGCTACTTTATAAATTCAAAGCTTTTAAATTCAAAAGAGGAGCCGTGAACCAATAAAGGGACGCGGCTTTCTCGCATTACTTCACCTTTATTTTTACCAACATCTCTCTCTTATTCTTATTCATTCTAAATAGCTTGTAAATTTCCTCAAATCTTCCTATATTTGTGCGGAAACCGTGTCAAGTGGCCCGGTACTTAATTCGAACGTTATGGCAAATGAATTAAAAATCACGGATGTAGTCGATCAAAAAGCTTTTGATCAGTTGCGAAACTTTAAGGCGGAATTAAACGAGAATTATTCAATTTATAAGAAGCTTGCTTTAGAATTAGCCGGTGGAGTTAAAATCAATCCTAAAACATTCCAAGAATTATCTGACAAATCGATTCTTTATAATAAAACACTAAATGATCTTATTGTTACTCAGAATAGAATGGCTGCTATTCAGGAAAAATACAATAAGACTTTGGAGGATTATGGGAATAAGATAAATAAATTACTGACTCTTAATACCCTTCCTAAGCAATTTGACGATTTAGTTAAAGGGATAAATAAGATATCTAGCTCTCTAGATACGCTTTCTTCTAAATTTCAGAACACTTCTTCTGCTCAAAGTTCGGCATCTCAGGCAAATCAATCGTATACCCAATCTACTAATCAATTAAATCAGGCGATAGCGACTACTGAGATTAGGTATGCTGAAATTGTAGATAATATATTAGCTTATGATAATAATGTTACTAAATTGACGGCAGATACCATTCAGAACAAGATTAGAATAAAGGAATTAGGAGATGAACTCAAACGATTGGATAAGGAATATAAGAATGGGAATATCGGCTTAACTGATTATCTGAATAAATCTGCATTACTAAAGCAGCGTCAAACGGAGCTTTCGGAACAAAACAAGCAGTACTCAAACTTAATGAGAAATCATGCTGCTGTTATTATTTCCGCATCTAGCAGCTACAACGAAATGAATGCTGCGGTATTGGCTCTTGAAAAACGGCTGAAATCTATGTCTAAAGATTCATTTTTAGGTTCTGAAGGACAAAAGACATTACAGCAGATACAGACGCTGAAGAATGAATTAAAAAGCATGGATGCCCAAATGGGAAATTATCAACGTAATGTTGGTAATTATGCTTCGCATTGGAATGGTTTAGGTATGTCTGTTCAACAAGTCGCAAAAGAACTTCCATCTCTTGCAGTTGGTTGGAATACGTTTTTCCTTGCAATATCTAATAATCTTCCGGTTTTAGCAGATGAGATTAAAAAGGCAAGAATAGAGTATCAGGCAACGCAAGATGCCGGGCAGAAAGGTATCCCTGTGTGGAAGCAGCTAATAAAATCAATCTTTAGTTGGCAAACAGCCTTAGTTGTAGGAATTACTTTGCTTTCTGTATATGGGAAGGATATAATGGATTGGATAGGTAGTTTGTTTAAAGGTAAGAGAGCGGTAGATAATATTGTTTCTGCTGAAAGAATGTGGGTAGACGCAATGAAAGAAGGAAGAT